TATTAACATTTGAATTCTTTGAAAGAACTCCAGCTGGAGCTTACAGATTTCCAAGAGCTAAAACAATTAGAAACTATGAGTAGTATATCTATTGCTTTTCTTCTTGGTTTATCAGCTTATTTAGTAGCTTTATTAGGTGATACATTTAAACATAACCTATTGATACTCATACCGATAATGTTTGCATTTGATGCTATAACAATTTTTACTATTGCAACAATTGTTCAAATAAAATTGACAATAGCCGTAGGAGTTATGGCGGGCACTATGCTTAAAGTTATTGTTTTTATTTTATATCAAAAATACAGACCATGAGTTTAGGTAAGTTAATAATAAATAATAAAACTTATATAATTAATACAGACGTTTCTCATAAAGTACAAGAAGCAACTATTAATTCAATTATTGATAGTTACCCTAATGCTGAATGGGAATGGTTTGATGAAGTTAAATTTAAAGACGTAATATGAAAAACAAAAAACTAAAATCGACTAGAATAGGTATAAGGTTTGAATTTAAACCTTATTTAATTGGTGATATCCCACCAAGCTTTGACAAACACGACAAAAATAAATGGTTGTGGTATAATAATAAAGGAATAACTTGGATTCATAAAATAGACTAATATGAGTAAAAAAATATATAAGCATTTGCTATACACGAATAAATTCGACGTAGCAACAAAATGTAAAGAATTTAGAAAACCAAAAAAGAAAAATAGAAGATGAAGTGGTATAGCCACCCAACATATAAATTTCATTTAAAAGAAATAGATAGTGGTAAGCTAATAGACCCTGAACATATACCTTACATACAATGGCCAAGAAGTTTGGCTAATTCGTTTGAACGGTCATGGAACAGAATAGGTATATTAGACTTAAATGATTTATTACAGGAAGGCTATCATAGTTTTTATAGAGCTTGGTTAAAACTTGATTGGAAGATGATTAATGCAGCCCCAGAAGAAGAAAGAACTGGAATTATAATTAATTATCTTAAAATTAATATTAAAAATGGTATTAAACGGGCCATAGCTCACGATAGAGACACTATTAGAATTCCTGAGGCATATTATAAGTTAAAGCCTCACGGAGCTGCCTATGAAGGTAAATATGATTTGAACTATCAGATAGATATATTTTTAACTAGAACATTTGCATCGTTTTTTAATGCACATTATATAGATGTAGTTGATGAAATATCTAATTATAGTAATGATAGATTAAATGAACATCTAAATGATGTTATGGATATATTCTTAACACCATTTGAAAAAGATGTTTTATGTATGTTTTATGGTATAGATGAACCATTTGATAGAAAAGTAGGATTAGCTAGAATAGCTGAGAAATATAAAAAATCAATTGTGTGGATTAAGAAAACAAAAGCTAAAGCTTTACAAAAATTAAAACAAACTGAAGTAAAAGAAATTATTGAAAAATTTTTAGAAAAATAGTATACATAACTAATTTTTTATGTAATATATAATAAGACAATGGAACATAAACATATACTTTACGACATTGAAGATGATGCAATAGATAGAGGCGATGCTACTAATTTATCTGAAGCATTAAGTTATTTTAACATCGATACATCGACAGATGATAAAAAAGATATTGATAATCAATTGCATGGCGATGCACTTTATCATAATATGTATTATAAAGATAAAAAGTATGCAATTAGACAATTAAAAATGAAAAATAAAAAGTGGCACAAATTAACTAATTATGAATATACGAGAAAAATTAAGTAGAATACAATATGAATTTAAATCCAAAAAGTCTCGTTATAACTCTTTTGGTAAGTATAACTTTAGGTCAGCTGAGGATATACTTGAATCATTAAAACCATTAAATGAAAAGTATGGTGTTTATTTCACAGTTAAAGAAAATTTAACGTTAGGTGAATTTCCTATATTGCATTCAACAGCTATTATGGTTGATGCTGAATCAGGTGAAACAATTGAAGCTACAGCAATAGTTGGTGTTGATTTAAATGCTAAAGGACAACAGATGCCTCAAAGATTTGGTAGTGCATCTTCATATGGTAAAAAATATGCACTTGGTAATTTATTATTAATTGATGATACAGCTGATGCAGATGCTACAAATTCACATGGTAGAGATACATCAGTTAAATCTAAAGTGCAAAATTTACAAAATAAAATAGCAAGTTCTAAAAAACCTTTAATTAATAAAGCTAATATAGAACAAGCTAAGAAGTTCTTATCTAATGGTGGATTAATGAAAACACTTGAAGATAAGTATACAATAACTGAAGAAGCTAGGACTGAGCTTGTAAATGAATAAAGAGGAGATATTAAAGAAACTAAAATCCGATGAAAACTATTATGGTGATTACGGTAAACAGTTTCTTTCTAATAGTGACATAAGAGCGCTATTGAATAATCCTCTTGATTTTAAGAAGCCTAGTGAACCTTCTACTGCGTTTGTAATAGGAGGCTATTTTCATACGTGTATACTCGAACCTCATAAACTAGATAAGTATAAAGTTATTAGTTCAACAACAAGAAATACAAAAGTCTACAAAGAACTCTCCGGCGGCGAAATATGTTTACTAGAACATGAAGCAGATTCTATTCAGAATATGCGTGAGAGAGTGCTTGAAGTTGAATTATTTAAAGACTTAATACAAGAAGGAAAAGTTGATTATGAGGTTCCGGGTGTCACCGAATTAGAAGGAGTGATGTGGAAAGGTAAAGCAGATATTGTTAACCACTCACAACAACTAATAGTAGATTTAAAGACTACATCATCGATTGATTCATTTCGTTCTAGTGCTTATAAATTTAATTATGACAGCCAAGCTTATATTTATTCTAAGTTATTTGGTTATGAGCTAGTGTTTATAGTAATAGATAAAAAAACACATCAATTAGGTTTATATGACTGCAGCGAAGAGTTCTTACAATCAGGACAAAACAAAGTTGCGAGAGCGGCTCAAGCTTATAATGAATTTTTTGGTGATGAGCAATTTGATTTAACACAATTTTATATTTCAAAAACACTTTAATTTAAATTAATTTAATATGGCAAGAACTAGAAAAATGACCTGTGATGTTACAGGTATAACTACAAGTGCAAAAAACTTTTATTCTAATCAGTCTCATGTTAAAGCTGTAGATAATATAAGAAGAACTACAGGTGCTAACAAGAATCAGCTTAGGAGAATGTTTACTCAAATAAATAGTTACTAATGGCAGGTATTGTAAAAGGAAGTATTAATTTATCTGCAATACCTAAAGATAAGATTATTGATGGTAAGAAAGGTAAGTATTTACCTATTACTATAACGGTTAATGATGAAGTTGATCAATTTAATAATCAAGGCCCAATGATTGTTTCTCAATCTAAAGAAGAAAGAGAAGCGAAGGTTGATAAAGTTTATTTAGGTAATGTGCAAGTAGTATGGAGTAATGGTGTATTTCCAGAGCCGCCACCAAGAGATGGCCAACCTGCAATGCAAATGAATACTCCTAAAGAAGAAGAACCAGATTTACCATTTTAGTATGATAAATGACATCGAGATTAATGGTTTCGATATAGATGTATTTAATCAATACAATCTTAAAGTTGGTGAGCAAGAGGGCATTTGTCCTCTTTGCTCTGCTAACAGGAAGCCTGCTAACCAGAAAAAGAAATGCGCATCTTATGACTGGAAACGTGGTCTTGGTACTTGTCATAATTGTAATAGTACATTTCAATTGCATACTTTTAAAAGAAAAAATTCTGATAAAGAGTATGTAAAACCAGAACCTATTACAAATACTAAACTAAGTAATAAAGTTATTCAATGGTTTAAACAACGTGGTATATCAGAAGATACTTTAAATAAAATGAAAGTATCAGAAGGATTGGAATATATGCCACAGACAGGAAAGAAAGAGAACACAATCCAATTTAATTACTTTATTAACAATGAATTAATTAACATAAAGTATAGAGATGGAAGAAAGAATTTTAAACTTGTTAAAGGAGCAGAAAAAATATTTTATAATATTGATGCTACTCTTAATCATAGATATGTGGTTATTGTGGAAGGAGAGATTGACGCTTTATCTTTTATTGAAGCTGGGATTGATTCAGTGGTTAGCGTCCCAAACGGAGCTACAATTAATAACACTAACCTTGATTACTTGGACAACTGCATTGATTATTTTGAATCAAAAGAAAAAATCATTCTCGCAGTTGATCAAGATGAGGCGGGAGAAAATCTTAAACAAGAACTTATTAGAAGACTCGGAGCGGAAGCGTGCTATACGATCGACCTCGGTAATCACAAAGACGCTAATGAATTTCTTATTCACAATGGGAACAACTTGCTTGCTAGCCTCGTTGCTAATGCAAGCCCCGTACCTCTTGAAAATGTTTTAACATTATCAGATGTAAGTAATGAATTAAAAGAGTTTATTCAAGAAGGTTTTAAACCCGGTTATCAAATCGGGTTAGAGCCTTTTGATGATATATTTTCAACTTATACAGGACAATTTATTACAGTAACAGGTGTACCTAGTTCAGGTAAATCTGATTTTGTAGATAGAATGATTATAGGATATTATTTAAAGTATGGTTGGAAAACAGCGTTTGCTTCTCCAGAAAACAAACCAACATTCTTACACGCACATAAACTTATTCGTAAGATAGGTGGTTGGATGCCAAGAGAATCAGATATTGGTTCTACTAAATGGAATGAAGTGACTGATGTGGTTAATGATAATTTTTTCTTTATAGAAAATGAAAGATATGATTTAGATTCTGTATTGGAAAAAGGTGCAGAGCTTGTAAAACGTAAGGGTATTAAGTGTTTAGTAATAGATCCATATAATAAAGTTAAAATGAATGGTGCCAGTAATATGAGTATTACAGATGCTACTATGGAATACTTAACAAGGGTTGAAGCTTTTGCTAAGAAACACGATGTACTTGTTATTGTTGTAGCTCATCCTACTAAAATGTATAAGAAAGAAGATGGTACTATTGATGAACCTAATATGTATAATATTAAAGGTGGTGGTGAATGGTATGATGCTTCGTATCACGGGTTGTTAGTACATAGAGATTATGAAAAACAAACTGTAAAAGTAAAAGTTCTTAAAGTAAAATTTCAAAACTTAGGTGAGAATCAAGCTGAAGCGCATTTTACTTGGGATAAAATAAGTGGTAACTATATACCAATAGCACAACAAATAAATAATAAGATGCCATGGGAAGCGGATTAACAGGTAGAGGTAAAAAAGATGCATATAAAATGCCATTCTATACTTCTAGTTTAGAGGAAGAAACATGGCAAAAATATTGTATTGATAACAATATAAGAATATCACCTTATGGTATACACCAAGAGCCGGGTAAATGGAAAATTGCAATTGCTTTTGGCCCATATAAAAAAGGTGAGAAAATAAATTTTTCACCAAGTGTTTATGATAAACACAGTATATGGTCTGAATATTATCAAATGTGTAAATATTATTATGATAAACGTACAAGATGAATACAGAGGCTTATTAGCTGGTGTATTATACAACGGTAAAGCAAAAGAAGATAGAACAGGTACAGGTACTAGATCTGTATTTGGCAGAATGATAAAGCATGATATGTCACTTGGCTTTCCACTATTAACAACTAAAAAAATATATTTTAAACATGCAGTTACGGAATTATTATGGATTCTTCAAGGCCGTACTGATATGCATTACTTGCAGTCAAACGGTGTTAATTACTGGAATCCTGATTATGAAAGATCAGGTAGATCTGATGGTACGCTTGGTCCTGTTTACGGCAAGCAGCTTAGGGACTTCAATGGCGTTGATCAGCTTAAGAGAATACTCGTCAAAATTAAAAGGTACCCAAGCTCGCGGCGCATTATGGCAAGCTTATGGAATCCCAACGATCTGGCTGATATGGTGTTGCCACCTTGCCACTATGGCTTTCAAATATATATAAATGATGGCAAACTTAATCTTATGTGGCAGCAGCGATCAGTTGATGTTTTTCTTGGGCTACCTTATGATATTGCAATGTATGGTTTATTACTTCAGTTGTTGGCTGAAGGATTTGAATATGCTAAAGGCGAACTTATTGGTTGCTTTGGTGACTGTCATTTGTATAATAACCATATTGATCAAGCCAAGCAACAACTTGATAATGATTTTAGGGAATTACCTAGAGTTGATTCTTCTCGCGGAATTACTTTGGTTAACGAAGAAGTAATATTACCAGAGTTAGATATGATTAAACTAAAAAATTATAACCCACATCCACCAATTAAAGCTAAATTAAACACATGATAGAACTAAAAAAAGGTAAATATAAAATATACCACATACCCGGTGTTAAGATTGGTTGTACAACTAATGTTAAGAAACGTGTTGAAGAAGAACAAGGCTATAAACCTGGCGAATATGATATACTATATGAAACAGATGATATAGTAGAAGCCTCTGAAGCTGAAAGAAATTTACAAAAAGAACTTAAATATAAAACAGATATTAAATTATATAAAGATTTATTCCGTAAAAAAATGAATAAGCATAGCTCATCACAAGCAACAACAACATTTAAAATATCACCTAATGATATTAATGCTGAATTTTTAAAAGATATTACATTAGAATTATCTGAGGGTGTATTTGAATTAAATAATGAAGATTATATTGATTGGATATTAAATAATGTACACGCAAGTCAGTTTGGTCCGGGTACGTGTTATATTTACAATAAAGCTTTTACTAAAGCATTTAAACCTAATAGTACGTTAGCATTTAATAAGATAAGAGACTGGGCTAAAGATCGTAATTTATATCAAAAGGGTGATAGTAAAACTCAGTATGTTAAATTAATGGAAGAAGCAGGAGAACTTGCACAAGCATTATTAAAACAAAATAAACCTGAAATAAAAGATGCTATTGGTGATATGGTAATAGTACTTGCTAATCTTTCAGAGCTTGAAGGATTTAAAATTGAAGATTGCATTAATGAATCATTTAATGTAATATCTAAAAGAACAGGTAAAATGGTTAACGGAACATTTGTAAAAGATGAGTAAAGTAAACGATAAAATAATTAATCGCGTAATTGATAAGATTCAAAAGCGTGCTGAAGCAGGTTATAAAAAGTATGGTGTTGGTTTAGATAAAGATGAACAATCACTTGATACTTGGCTTAATCATCTACAAGAAGAGCTTATGGATGCTGCTAACTATATTGAAAAAATTAGAGCTGTATTAATTGAAGAAGATAAAAAAATAAGTAAATATCCTGAATCTAGTTGGACATCAGATACTACAGATAAAAACTGGGATATTACATATTAATATGGTAAGACGAAGAAGTAAAAAACGAGGTCCTGTGCAAGCTAAAAAAATATCTTATGACGGTATTAAGTTTGCATCAGGTCTTGAAAGATACACTTATATAGCTTTAAAAAAAAATAAATTGTTTGAAGGATATGAAAGCGAAACATTTGAATTAATAACTTCGTTTCAATTTCCTAATACAAGTTATGAAAAGCAAGCTAACGGTAAAGGCGAATATATAAACAGAGGAATTAAAAAAATTTTAGGTATAAAATATACACCAGATTTTATTGGTAAAGATTATATTATAGAATGCAAGGGCAGACCTAATGAATCTTTTCCTATAAGATGGAAACTATTTAAACTATGGCTTACGAAAAACAATATTGGAAAGATACTTTACAAGCCTCAAAATCAGAAAGAAGTAGATCTGACGATAAATTTGATCAAAGAATCAAGAAAAAGAAAGAGGCGGAAATAATGTATAGAAGACGTAAAATAGATAAAGAAATTAAAAAATTAATTAAAAGAAACCCTATAAGGTATAAAGATATATTAAACATACATGAACGATACGGAATTTAAAGACATTGAGATACCTTCACTTCAACATCATTATATTGAAAGAATAAAGTTCCATATGAAAATGCTAAATTATTATTTAAATGAAAATAGCGGGATGGGAAATTAGCTTAGGATTATATCCAGGTGTATTAGTAGGCATACGAAGTTATCCTGAGGAAACCTTTATTGAACATGTATTATATTTACCTTTTGTAGAATTATGTTTAACAATGCATTATGAATGAAGAAAAGATAAAAGAATACGTTTTAAAAAATTATAAACGTTTATTTTCAAAAAAGAAAGTAATTAGAGATCAACATGGTAAAGTTATTAGAAGAATAATGGAACCTATTGATCCTATTATTACTATTAAAGAAACACATATTGAGGTTAAAAATAACAAGGACGCAAGTCCTATAATACTTAGCAAAGATGTACAAGCACTTATATGAAATGTTATTAAAGTCTGCTGAAGCAGATAAAACAAAAGCATTACTTAGTTTAGATTTATTAAGTAATAAGGCTGCAGGGATTGGTGATCATTCAACAGATGATTATTATAAAAATGCAGAGCAAGCATTACAAATGTTAGTTGATGCTGATGATAGAATTAAAACATTAAATAAATATTTTAATGAAGGAAAGTAAACTAATAGAAATGCGTAATAAAATAGAGGTACTTGGTAACTCTATGAATAGAGTGGTGCAAGAGTTACATAATTTAAAAGACTTAGCTGTAGGTACAATGATGGTTACTAAAAAATTACCCGGCTATACTGAAGCTCTTGAAGAACTTAAAAAAGAAAACACAAAAGAAAAAGAAGATAAAAAGTAATGGGATTATTTGACGAAAGAATACCTTATAAACCTTTTGAATATCCTGAATATTATACAGAGGGTTGGCTTAAACAAGCTCAAGCTTTTTGGTTGCATACTGAAATACCTATGTCTAGCGACGTTAAAGACTGGAATGAAAAATTAACTAAAGCAGAAAAAAATTTAGTTGGTAATATACTTTTAGGATTTGCACAAACAGAATGTGCAGTATCGGATTATTGGACACAAAAAGTTGTAGGCTGGTTTCCTAAACACGAAATACAACAAATGGCAATGATGTTTGGTTCGCAAGAAACAATACACGCTGTCGCTTATTCTTATTTAAATGAAACACTTGGACTTGAAAACTTCGAAGCATTCTTACACGAGCCCGCCACGGCGCAGCGCTTCGATAATCTTGTTAGTTACTCTGGTAGCGACCCTATTGGGATTGGCAGGTCTCTCGCTGTATTTTCTGCATTTGCAGAAGGCGTTAGTCTCTATTCCGCTTTTGCTGTGCTATATAGCTTTCAGTTGCGTAATTTGCTCAAAGGCATTGGCCAACAGATGAAATGGAGTGTAAGAGATGAGTCTTTACATTCTAAAATGGGATGTCAGTTATTTAGGCATATGTGTAAAGAAATTAAAGGATTACAAGATGACTGTTATGAACACGTTATTAAAGCAGCAAAAACAATGCTTAAAGCAGAAGAAAGATACATTGACAAAATGTTTGAACAAGGAGATATTGAAAACCTCAAAGCATATGATCTTAAACAATTTATCAGGAAACGTCTTAACGAAAAAATTGTTGAGCTCGGTTACTCAAACAGCGGGAAGTACTTTGAATATGACGAAGTGGGAGCGAGCGATTTGGACTGGTTCTACCATCTTACCGGCGGGCACACTCATACTGATTTCTTTTCTATTAGGCCGACTGATTATTCGAAAGCTAACGAAGGTGAAGACTTTGAAGATATTTGGTAAAAACAATTAATTATGAAAAAAATTTTAATATTATTTTTAGCTATAAGTTTTTATAGCAATGCACAATTTACACAATGGGATTATAACAATAATTATATGTTTGATAATTTATATTATCAAAATAATTTAAACGATTATCAAAGAGAGGTTATTATAGTTACAGAACCTATTTATAATTATAATTATAATTTATTATATACTTATCCAAATAATAGTACAACTATAATATATAGACGTACTAATAGATGCAATAGATGAGAGTTTGTAATGTCTGTAAGAAAAAGAAAAAAGATCATAAGTTTAAACACGCAGGCAAGAAAACTTGTATACGATGTGAATTTAGATGGAAAAGATCTTTTATAAGATTATTAGTACAAGACAGAAGACTTACAGCAAAAGAAAGAATTGCAAATAGATTAGGCTATATGGGTACAGCGTTTATTATGATGTCTCCATACTTATTAACATACGAGGGTATAGGTGTTATAACTTATATTATAGGAGGAATATTATCTATACCTCAAGTATGGGTTGCAAAACAATGGAACTTAGTATTAGTAAATTTAAACGTGTCAATAGGATATTTAATATATTATTTAAATGTGGAATAATAATTGGAAAAAAAATAAAGATTACCCTGCGTGGGGTGATACAGATATATATAAGAAAACAATATCAGGAGGGTATTTAATTAATGGTGAGTCACCTCGTGATGCATATATGCGTGTTGCTAAAACTGTGGCAAAACGTTTATATAAACCAGAACTTGCAGATAAGTTTTTTGATTATATATGGAAAGGGTGGTTGTGTTTAGCATCACCTGTATTATCTAACACAGGATCAGATAGAGGTTTACCTATAAGTTGTTTTGGAATTGATGTTGCAGATAGTATACAAGATATAGGAAATAAAAATTTAGAAATGATGTTACTTGCAAAACACGGTGGGGGTGTAGGTATCGGAGTTAATATGATTCGTCCCGCTGGTGCTAAAATTACAGGTAATGGAACTTCTGACGGCGTTGTCCCTTTTTGCAAAATATACGACTCAACTATATTGGCGACCAACCAAGGCTCCGTTAGAAGAGGAGCTGCAAGCGTTAATATCAATATTGAACACAGTGACTTCCTCGAATGGTTGGAGATTAGAGAACCTAAAGGAGATGTCAATAGACAATCTCTTAACCTGCAGCAGTGTGCTGTCGTTGGCGATAAGTTTATGCGAAAGCTTGAACTTGGAGATGAAGAAGCAAGAATCAAATGGTCAAAGCTTATCCAAAAGCGTAAAGCAACTGGAGAACCATATATTTTATTTAAAGGAAATACAAACAAAGCTAATCCAGAAGCATATAAGAAAAACAGTTTAAAAGTACATATGACTAATATATGCAGTGAAATAGTATTGCATACAGATGAGTCACATAGTTTTGTTTGTTGTTTATCTTCAGTTAATTTAGATAAATATGATGAATGGAAGAATACGAATTTAATTTACGACGCAACATGGTTCCTAGATGGTGTGCTAGAAGAATTTATTCAGAGAGCAAAGAATATGAAGGGATTCGAAAACTCTGTACGCAGTGCGGAAAAGGGCAGGGCACTTGGACTTGGCGTTCTTGGATGGCATAGCCTATTACAAAAGAAAGGAATCGCTTTCGAAAGTTTATTAGCACAATTCAAAACGCGAGAAATATTTTCAAAAATAAAAATTGAAACTGAACGCGCTTCAAGAGCACTTGCTGAAATATATGGTGAACCATTATGGTGTGTTGGTACAGGATTTAGAAATACACATTTAAGATCTATTGCACCAACAGTTAGTAATTCAAAACTATCAGGTAATGTTTCAGCCGGTATTGAACCATGGGCTGCTAATGTATTTACAGAGCAATCTGCTAAAGGAACATTTATTAGAAAAAATAACGAACTTAAAAAAGTATTTAAAAAACTTGGGATTGATAACAAAGATACATGGGATAAGATACTTGCCGATGGTGGATCTGTTCAAGCACTCGATGCACTCAACGGATGGTATTATGACGAAAGAGGACGGCTCAATAAAGAAGATGGAGAGCCAGTCAAAAACGTGTTTAAAACGTTTAAAGAAATAAATCAACTAGAATTAGTTAGACAAGCAGGTATAAGACAAGATTATATTGATCAATCAGTATCACTTAATCTAGCTTTTCCTTCTGAGGCTACACCTAGATGGATTAATAAGGTTCATATGGACGCATGGAAACATGGAATAAAGACCTTATATTATATGAGGACAGAGTCTGTATTGAGAGGAGATATAGCAGCAGCAGCTATGGATCCTAATTGTTTAAGCTGCGATGGATAATTAAAATTAATTTTATGGCAAAAAGATTTACCTTTGCGGATGCAAAAGCAAAAATAAAAGAATTAGAAAATAAAATAGAGTCTTTAAATTTAAATACTGAAGATAATATTTATTCTTCTAAAGAAAATAATATTATAAAACTATATAAAGTATGGGCATTACTAGGCCCGGTATTTGGTTTAGTTGTTGGAATATTATTCTTTTAAAATAATAAAGGGATGCTACTTAATTGTAACATCCCTTTTTTTATGCATATAAAAACTTTCTAGTTTTCTCTGCTTTATATGCCCTCTTTTCCCAAGGCAAATCTGGGTGACCCTCCATATAGGATTTCCCGTTATATTCTATATTACCATTTACTCTTTTATATTTTTTATCTTTATAATAAACAAAGTTATCATCATAGTTTAACTTTATCTTCTTATTTTTCATATCAAGTAAATGTTGCTTCTCGTGTTGAATAGTTTTCTTTTTTTCTTCAGGTGATAAGTCAGGTGCTAACTCAATAGTACCATCATTATTTGCAACACCTGCAACACCGGGTTTTAACTTTTTAAACGTTGATTCCTTAAATTCTGCTTTTTTAAAATCAGTATCTTTAAACTTTGTTTCTTTAAATAAGTTTTTATTAACTCTTGTATCAACACCTAAATCCCATTCATTCCATCCTAAAACTAACCATATTTTTTGCCACAGTTCTAATTCTTCATTTTTAATAGCAGCTAAGTGTCTAGCTTTACGTATAACTCTATCTAAAGGAACACCACCAAAAGATGCAACTTCACCGGCCATAGTTAACGCTTCACTATCTAAAGATGGCGTTAATAAATCTTCTTCTTCTATTTTATTAAACGATCTATAAGCCGATGATAGATCTCTAAGTTTAGAATTTATAGGTGGTGATATACTTGTAGCTGTTATTGCAAATACATTTGGATCAGGTCTTTTTTGTCCTGTTTGTTGTAAGTAACCTTCTTTTAATAAAGAATAAAGTGTAGCAGAAACAGCTCCTGGGTTGCCTAAAGATTTAGCAAATGAAGTTAATCCCCTTTCTATAGATAATAAATATTTTTTATCTTTTAGCTTTTTAATTTCATCATCATCATCATCACCAAAAGCTAGTGCAGCTAATCCTGATTGTAATGCATTAAACATTACAGCTTGAATAGCTCCATAGTATAATATAGTACCAAGATCACTTTGTACTCTACCTTCAGCAGCAGATCTACCAGATGTTATATCTTGCAATCTTCTTTTAACAATTCTAGCATATTGAAAAGGTGTATTAGCAAAAGCATATACAATTCTACCAAGTGACGACGCTTGTATTTCAGATATTTTAGAAGGATCTGCAGATTGTTGTGAATTTTCAGCTTCTCTACGCCAATCATTCATAGCTTGTTCTTCTGCTTGTGCTACATCCATTCCGTCTTTAACTAAGGCATTAACTCTATTTCTATAAAATGCTGCACCTCCTAAAGCAATAGCAAAACTATCTGCATATCTAGTTGGTAAAAATCCATTTTTTAATAATTTGTTTAATCCTTTTGGATCTCCTTCTGCAATTTCATCTGCTAACACATCAAACTTTGCACCATCTCTTCTGTTTCTTAAATAATCACTATTCCATAATTTTTTATAATCTTCATTAAACTGTTTTGTATTTGCATACGCGGCAGCCGCTTTAAATATATTATTATCTTTTAATCCTATAAAATTTAGTGATGATATAGTTTGTAGTAAAGCTGATCTACTATTAAAGAACATAGTCGTCCCTACGGCTCTATTAATCCAGTTTAACCACACATTAGACTGTGCATCTGTACTTACCCTATTACGACCAGATTTCATCCTTCTAAGAGTGTTTTTTAACGCTTGTTTAAAGTTGTTTCCAAACTGATCACCAATAAGATCCATGGTTGTATCATTAAATATTGCATCTACATTTTCAGAAAAAGTTGTTAAAGCTCTATCTCTTGCTCCATTGTTTATAGCATCAAATATTTCTTTAGCTAAAGTTTTATTTTGCCAACCATCTTTTACATTAATAGGAAAGTTTTCTTCAATAGCTTCTGCTATATCTAAAAGATTTTGATCACTTTCTACAGCATGTATTAAAGCATCCATATGCTTTTGTTTTGCAATAGTAACGTCATCACCTCTTTGAATAGCATTGTAAATTTTTATAGCATCGCCTAATGTATATGGTGTACCTTTAACTTTTTCATTAAATTTATAACCTTTAGACATTTTTTCCCAAGCTTTACTTTTATTTAATATTTCAGTATCAAGGGCAGCAATACCATCAGAATAAGGCTTTAATAAAGTTTCTTCTAAAAACTTACGAGCTTCAACACCAGCTTTACCTTTTGGTAAAAATGTGTATAGCAAACCTTTGAAGTCTTCAGCATTTGGTGGTATAAACCATCTAGATGTTTTTGCACCTTCCGCTGCGGCTTTATAAATCATTCTTCTAAATTTATTTTGAAGATCTGATTTGTTTTCTTCTTTAATTTTACCTTCTTCTAATTTTTTAATACTTTCTTCAGCTATTTTATTTGCTTTTATTGCATCAGCTTTAGCTATAAGAAGTTGTTTAGATGTTCCTACTACTGATTCTTTAGTATTATCAACAACTAATTTAACAAAATCACTAAACTCCATTAATCCCTGAACTTCTTTGTAAGCTTCATTAATAGCTTTAGCTAAATTTTTATCTGCCCTGTAAGATAGTTTTATTTTATTAAATGCTCTTAATATAGGATCTAATTTAGCTCTTTGGCTAGGGCTTTGATTTGCTTCTGTTTTAGCAAACCAACTTTTACCTTCAGCTTTATTTTTTAGTTTATCAAAATTAGCAGCAGGATTACCTTCTACAATATCTTTAACAGATAGTTTAATAACCTCATTAACTGTTAAATCTGCAAAGTTTTTAGTAGTAGGATCAAATCCTAAAGCTTCTCTAATATAATTAAAAAACTTATCAATTAAAGATTTAGCTTCAGCATCTCCTTCAAATAAATTATAAAGCGAAGCACCTTCTTCTCCTAATATATAAGCCATTACCTCATTTTTATAATTAAATGAATCAGGACTCATTTCACTATAACCACCAATTCCTGGTGTATTCATTCTTTCAACAGCTTCTGCAAATCTAGGATGATTTTTTAATTTTTCATATATTGCGTTAAATAATCCGGGATCTTTTTTATTAACTAATTCAGCCCATTCATGAGTAAATTCATGCATAGGTGTATCTAATCCTGCTTTTTCTAAATTAATATATATTATATCTGGATCTCTAAAGCCTTTTTGATTCATAGCTTCTATAGCACTTTCTTTTGTATAGCCATAGTTAGCCATTAAATATTTAACAACATCTTCTTGATTAGTCATTACAAACTTATCAGGATATTGTGATTGTAATATATCTATAAGAGCTTCTAGTCTTTCACTATCAGATAATTCAAAATTTTCTAAACTATCTTGTTGAAATTGTACTAATTTTTGTAGTTTTCTATTAACTTTACTTTTAGTAGCTTCTTGCATTTCTAAACTAGCTAATACGCCTGAACTAGTTACATTAAATTCTTCTGCTATTGTTTTACCATTTAAAAGTTCATAGTTTGAAGGTGGAATACCCCCGTTTGATTCTACAAGCTTATTAAAATATCTAGCCCAAGTTTGGTCATCCCACATTTGTCCATCTAAAACTTTCTTTTGAAAATCAAAAGGTCTACCTTCGTATTCACCCTTTAACATATCGTCATGAACTTTTTCTAAAGCTCCTTGAAAATAATTTTGTTCTATATATTTAAAATTTTCTTCAACTTTACCTTCTATAGCGGATTGTAATAAAAATTTAGTAACTATTATTTGAGGTAAAGTATGCTCTTCTACAATTATAGCATCAAAATTTTTTGTAAAAAACTTAAAAGGTGCTAAAAAGCGCATAAAATGCCCTTGATATTTAGCAGAGTCTTTTAAAAGTTCTATTATATAAGGAAGTGCTGCGGGATCTTCTTGTAAGATTTCTTGAAAAGTTAAAAATATGTTTTTTAAAGCAGGAAGTTTTTGAGCTTCATTATTTTTAAATTCTTCAGTTTTTATATATTCTCTAATATTAAGTTTATTTTTACCAGAACCAAAAGTTTTAAGTTTTTTATTAGTACTAAAATTAAATTTTTTAGGTAATTTAGGTTTATTTTTATCAAATGTAATACCTTCTAATTGTTTATTTAAGCCTTCTTTATTAAAAAATATAGAGCTAGCGTTTGGGCCTTTAGATCGTTTTTGAACAGAAGCAAAACTAGATGTAGACCAAAAATCTTTAGAAAATTTATTAGCATGTACATCCATAAAGTTTTTCTTAAAATCATCTAAAAAATCAGGATTATTTCTATCTAAAGCATTATATTGTCCTTCATAATTTTGCTTAGTGAAACCTTGCCATGTTTTCCCAGCAGCATTTATTTCATCACTATTACGCATCATCTCCTGGTCTTTCATAAATATATTAGCACCGGGAGTACCGTGTAAAGCTTCTACAGTATTATCAATTGTTTGTTGAAATGAAATACCTTGCTGCTCATTAAATAATTCTCTTTGCTCTTGCTTGTCTTCAAAATACGATTCGCGTGCGTCTGTTGCAAGTTGATCAGTAATAGCTTTTGTTAAACTAGTTTTTCTATCACTTAATGTTTGAGGTGACGGTGAATCAGCTCCTTCATAATAATCTAAAAAATCTTGGTCAGAAGGTATAACTTGATTCCATGTTTTTGAAATAAGACTTGACCCTTTTTGAAAATCAATATTTTTTAAAGCTATTTTTTTAAGTAACGGTAAATTACTTTTTAAAAATTTACTAAAATCATTTTTTGTTTTAGTATTTTTACCAATAAAATCTTTTACTTTATTTTTATATTTGAAATTAAATACTTCATTAAATGATTTAAGTGCTGCACTTTGCCTTTTCTTTTGTGTAACCTCTCCTAATAGTTTAAGATCGTTTTCAACTTTTTGTAATCCTATTTCTGTATCATTATCTAAATCACCAAGTAAATCACTTAAACCAAGCTTTTCGTGATTAATTCTAGAATCTAATTCTATATCTATATTTGTTTCTTCCGCGTATGCTGTTTTTATTAAATCATTTATAGATTTTTGTGTATCTTGCTTTGTAAATTGTTTTATTATTCTGTTAGCACGTGCAGGTAAACCACTTTTACGATTTGCAATATAAGCCGCTAAAGGTACACCTGTTTCGGGATTATACGTTTTAACTAAACCTACTATACCACCTTTATCACTTACAAGTGCAGCTTTAAAATCATCAAAAGTACCCACTCTTTTATCAGCAGATACTTTAGACCACATAGATGTAGCTATAGAATTTATAAGACCTGCTTGGTGTTTCGCAACCTCACCCCAAGAGTTTTTACCTTTAGCTTCATAAGCTTTTTGTGTTTTTTCTGATAAATCAATATTTTTTTGTTTAGTAGGCCCGTTAGGGTTAGCCATATCAGCAGCATCAGGATTACTAATTATACTAAGTTGTGCGGTTTTTAATTTACCTAACTGTTCTTTTGCAGATTGTTTAGCTAAATCGGATGAGTTAGGATCGTTTAATATAGATTGGTATAATGACACATCGTCATCTATATTCATTAAGCTAAGAGTTTCTTCTTCGTTTAATTGATCTATTTGAAAATTTATTTGATCATTAAGACCTTTTTTCTTTTCTTTTAAATCTTTTAATCTTAATTCAAAAGCTTCAGCTTCAATACCACCATCTGTTTTTTGTACTTGTTTTATTAACTGTTCTGTTTTTTTAATTTCTTTATCTAATCTTTTTTCTAAATCAGTAACAGTTTCTGGTTGTACTTTCTTTTTTACAAGATCTTTGTTTTCTTTAATTATTTTTTTTCTTCTATCTTGTATTTTTTGTTCTAAATCTTTATTATTTTTAATTTTAAATTTAGTGCCAACAAAATCTTCATCAGGTGACTTATCAATTATTTCATTAATAGTATTAATACCATTAGCTTCGCCACCTTTTATTTTTTTACCATTAACAGAATATTCTTGTTTACCTGATAAATATCCTAAACCAATTGTTCCAGGAGCTGTAACAGTACCTGCTAAACCTTCAAGTAATATTTCTTCACCTCTTAACTCTTGCCCTGCAGCTAACATACCTGCTGTTTCACCAATCGCTCCACCTGCCGCCTCTACTAATGTACCTTTTACTGCAG